AGACGTGTGCTCTTCCGAGCTGTCTAGGTGTTTCGGCTGTAGAGATTAAACCCCCCTACCCCAACCGCCGCCGTCTTGCGTTGCTGTCTTAACGCTATGGTGCGCGTGACACAGGCTTTGCAGGTTGTCCGCGTCATCGGTGCCACCACTTGCGCGGGGCACTATGTGATCTACGTCTGTCGCTGGCTTGTTGCACCCGGGCCACTGACACAGGGGGTAGCGTCGCAATTGCATCAACCTCAGTTTGCGCCACCGTGATCCGTAGCCACGCCGCGCAGCGCTGGGCCTATTGTCGCGCGGTCGCTCATACTCAATGCCCTTGCGCTCTCTCTCAAGCTCGCTGTGTGTCTTGGCCTTGGTGGGCATTACGATTGCAGCTTGATGTCTTCGATGACCGTGAGGTTGCCATAGCTTAGCGTGACGATATCGCTCGTGCCGTCCAACACCGCCTCGATGTCGTACTCGTACACTTGGCCCGGTGTAAGCGATTTGGTCTGTGTGCTGGTGAGGTCATCCACGCGCACAACCGCTGTGCCAGTTGGCGTAACAACGGTCATAGCCGCATCAGTGATGGCCATGGTCTTGGTGCGCTTATCACGCACGCTGAACTTGACAGCTGCGCTTGTCAGGTCTGGCCACGATGTAGATGACCACGTAAGCGCCCGAGTGGCATCGGTGCCGAGATAGTCGTCGCCGCGCACGATTGACACGTCGCCGGTATCAGCAACGGGCCCACTGTACGTCACATTGCCGGCGTTGATGAGGTCGGTCTTAGCTTTGATAGCATCTGCAACAGCGTCCGTGGTTGCCAACGCTTCGGCAGTTGCCAGTAATGTTATGGCAGCCCGCTGGCGCTCCAAACTGTCTGTGGTCGCGTCGTAATCAGCGCCACCATCGTCATCTGCGATCTTTGCGAGGATGCCGGCGATGGTCGTAGCCCCGTCGATCGTTGGCGGCTCACCGACCCAACCACGGTCTGTGGCGACCTTGACCGGGATGATTGCGATGTCCGACGTGCTGCTCACGCCACAGATGGTCACGAAATTGGCGTCCATCTCATCACCGGTCAGCGCGAGCTCGTATTCGCCCTTGCAGTTGGTCGCATCAACTTCGGCAGGGTTATTTGTCGCCTCTGCCGCCGCATCACCGTCCTTGATGACGTAGATGGTGTGGTTGGCGACGTCGCCGGTCTTTGGCGTGTTCGCGTCAGTGTCCCAGGCTGTGTAGTGGATCGTGAGCGCAGCGCCTTTGCGTGCCATCAGACACCTCCCATCATGTGCCCGGAACCGAGCAGCGGCCACGGGATGCCACCTGCTGCAGCAGGAATCTCGTCGCACCCGATGTATGGTGGGTCGGCTCGCGTGTCGCCGTCGATGTCTGTGGTGATGCCCGGAATGGCGACGCCTGTTCCGGCGTTCGCTTGGCCGGGGTTACAGTGCCAATCGGCGCCGTTGGTGACCAATAAGGTATTGTATGCCCCTGAATCATACTGACTATCTGTATCGCCACCAACCGTTGCGGCTGTGTTGTCTACGTCGAGGCAATGGTCGCAGGTGATGCTCGCGCCACCGATCGACGCGTAGCAGGTCATACCGGCGGGGCCTACGGTGACCGTTCCGGTCGCGTCGATAGCTCCGCCGTATTGCGCGCGGACTGCAGTGCCGTTGGCTTGTGGCTGATCAATGGTCGTGTCGTGAAGCGTGATCGTTGCGACGGCTCCGTATCCGACCGCGTCTACTGCGACGCCTGCGTTTACTGCCATCCGGAATACTGCGCAGTTTGTAAACGTGGCGGCCGCTCCGGTGCCGGCTGCGCCGAGCACCTGAATAGCGCTAAGGGTGTTATTCACCGCGCGGCTTACGATCAGGCAGTCGCGGAACTCGATGGTGTTGCCGGTGCTGGTCCTGCCCAATGCTACGGTGTGATTTGTTCCGTCGCTGCAGATCGCCATATTGTCAACGTGAAAATCCGTAGGCGTGACGCTCTGTAGCGAGATCCCGCCGTTGAGATATGCGACGCCTGCGGCGTCCCACGCTGCTGTGGTGTCGCTCGCTGTTGCGTGGCGGCTGGCTGGATCGCAGGTTAATCGGAGGGCGTTTGGGTTCGTCCAAATCACGACGCTGTTAATCGCTCCGCAGTCTCCGCTGGTTCCATCGTGGTAGCAGACGCCAGTCTGCGCGTCGCTCTGAATCGCTGCCCACGCTGCCCATGCTCCGGCTGTTGGGTAGTCGCTGCCGACGGGCTTGTTGATGCTACTGGTGGCCACGACCGCGCTCCTGCCCATTCTTACCGAGGTCGATCTTCTTGCCCGCCGCTTTGAGGCGGGTCTGCTTGCTCTCTGCTCTGAGGGTGGCCTGCGTCGCGGGTTGTCCACTCGCGGCGAATGTTATGTCGACGTCTGCTGCCTTCACGCGGCGTGCCGGTCTGCCGGGCTGGAGCGGCCTCGCGCGCTTCGGTTTGAATGTAAACTTAGCCATCGTAGAGACTCCGTTCGTCGTCTACATCCTCAGGGTATGGGTTGTCGATGGGGCGGCTGTTGTTGGCGATGATCTTAGCTTCGAGTTCCGGGTCGTCGAGCTCTTCGACGATCCACCAGTCATCGTCGGTGATCCCGGCGTAGCTATCCCACGGGAACCCTGGAAGGGCCGCCGTGATCGGCTGGTTGGTGGCTCGAAGTATCAGAATCTCAACGCTCATTTCAGTGCCTCGTAACATGCCCCAACACATCATCCAGCCGTCGCTGCCACGTCACTCGATCGTTGAGACCCATGCGTAACCCATCCTGTTAGTTGTTGTATGCCGATTGGGCAGTGCTCAGCCTCCCACGCCGCTACCTCGTCAGCCAGGCGCGCCAGCTCGTCAGCCTCGGGCGTGCCGGGCTCTACGCCGATGAGCGCGTCCATCGTGTCCAACGCGTCCTCGTACTCGATCTGGTTGGCGATTGGCACGCCTGCGCCTCCACCGCCTGATCCTCGGGCAGCGACTCAGTTCGGCGTCGGTGACGGTGACCCGCCCCGCTCCCCCACCGCCGCCCGGACCACCGCCGCCACCTGCTCGGGCGTCCACGCCGGCGGGTAGCTCACGAGGATCGCGCGCTTGTCCACTGCGACCTGTTGGGGTGTCAGATGCCATGGGATCACCGTCACGCTGTCGCGTTGGGCTATGAGGGGCATTATTGGTCCGGCCAGTACGCTGGCGACGCCACCTGGTCGATGGTGTTGGTGTTGAGCGCGTAGCCCCAGTGGACCATACCGCATCGGCTACACCTGCCCCACATGATGGCATCACAATGCGTGGCTACTGATGTCTGTGCCGCGATCTCTACCATGTTGGACAGGTGGACCGGCTCACTGGATGTGCACAAGAACGTGCACCAGCAAAGCGTTTTCGCGCGTGCGACCTGCCCGTGGCACCGCCACCGCACCTCGCCATCCCGGTAGAGCGTGAGCAACTCATCGCCCACGCCCTCGACGCCATCGAGCTGTCGTGGCCGCTGGTCCATGCTACTCACTCGGCTGCGTGGGGGGTGCGCCGTCAGCGTCGGCCGTCCCCTGCCCGCTCACGGCGACCGTGGGCACAACATTCGGGCCTGTCGCGCCAGCCTGCCCCTCGGCGGCGGGCTGGTTGGTGTTGGACTGGCTGATACCGGGCTCGCCGTCTGACGCGGAGATCTGGTCTGCCACGCTGTCCATGAGCTTCGGCAGCTCGCCGCCAGACTCAACCGTCAGCGTCTCGATGTACGGGCCCACGACATTAACCTGCCGCGTCTCGCCCTGCCCGATGCCGGATCTCTGCCCGAACGAGTCGCAGCCAGCCAGCAGCGCCGGCACCCCGGCCACACACAGAATCAGTGTTCCAAGTTTCATCATCGCTCCTTTGCGCGGCCCACCAGCAGGGCGGCGCGCTCGATCCAGCGGTAGTAGGTCGCCAGCCACGCATCGTCGCGCGGCGTCGGTGTCAGTGCGCAGATCGCAGACGCTGCGGCGTGCAGGCCCGCGAGTGCGCCGAGGATCGTAGCCCAGTTGTTTTCGAGCCATTCCATATCAGCCGCCTCCAATCTCGCACATCCCGCCACCGCAACCGCAGCAGCCGCCGCACGTTGCGATGGCAAGCAACGCACACACCAGCAGGGCGGCAACCCATATGCGTATCAGTCGGTCGCGCATCGCGTAGCTCCTGCATCGCTGGCAAAAAGCGGCCCCTACCCGGTGGGGCGGGGGTCGTGGGGCGCGTCAGTCATCGACGCCGCCTCGTATGAGCCCCTCCATTGCCTCGACCCGCTCACGCACAACCCCGATCATCTGATCACGCAGGCGGTGCGCGTGGCGCTCTGAGCATTGTCGCAACGCAGCAATATCGCGCGTCGAGCCTCCGTCGATCAACACGTTAGCGATTTGGCGTTGATCCTCTGGCAGCCGCGCGATTGCAGCCCGCACCAGTCCGCGACATTCAGCGGCGATCAGCGAGCGTGGCGGGTCAGGATCTTCGCACGGCCGCTCGTCGGTTGGTTCGCACTCACCAAGTAGTTCAGTTGCCATTTCTAACCCGTAAAAATCACGCAACTCTCGCAGTATTGCATACTTGGCGCGTTCAATTGCGTGTGTTGACAGCTTGCCGCGCTCAACATCAAATGCGGCCACAGCCTCAGCGATACCGACGTGTGCCGCGCTGCGGATATCATCCAAGTCCACGCCCGGCAACTCATCCAGCGCAACACCTGCGTGTGCCAGGCTTTCGCGCACTTGCTGTATGGCCCTTGTTGACCATGCCCCATACTCGCTAGCGGTTACGCATTTGACATCCATGTCTATACATAGTCTACCAAAAATGACCCCAAACGGACACCGAAAACCACAAGATGTGCATTCTTTTTTCGTGCGTGCATACCAGATATGGGATAAGCTGGGCGCTTTCATGGATTTAGCACAGATTTGGTGCGGATTGCGAGCAAAAAAACTTGAGAAAATCTCTCATGGCACTTGACATATTGTGCCGACGTCGGAATAATATACACAGTGACACACGAGCCCGGCTGGTCGCTGGGCCCCAATAGGAGCTAGAGCCATGACCAAGCAGAGCACAGCAACGGGGCTGGCCATCACCCTCCGCAGCCAGTTCCACAACACGTCGTGCAGGGTGCGGGTTCACGCCGACGGCACGCTCAGCGCCAGACAGATCGCCCGTGTCAGGCGCGAGAATTGTGGGCAGTCATATTGTGAGTGCGGCGGCATCCACGGGCCGCAATACCTGAACGATGGCCGCAAGATCATGCTTGAGCCACGGTGGGGCGCAGGCACCAATGACGCGCCCAGCCGGTATGTTGTGCTGGTGCGGTCGGGGGACGGTGACTGGCAGCCGTTGCGTGTTGCGGAGCAATCATGACCCACGACCTACTCACAAACAAAACCGGCCCGGCTGGTCGCTGGGCCAACAGGAGCTAGAGCCATGAACGAGCAGAACATGAAGACCATTTACGGATTTGCGGTCATCAACCAGTGCCAGGACGGGATGGCCCGCCACAATGTCTGGAGCGTCCACCGTAGCCTCATCACAGCAAAAACAGCGTGTGCCCGGTACAACCGCGAGCACGCGCCAGCAGTCGCCTGCGCTGTTTCGGGCGAGTTCACGCGCGGGCAACGATGGGTGCATACCGATGATGCAAAGGACACGCGGCCGCGCGATGGGGGCGGTGAGTGATGACCCACGACCTACTCACAACCCGAACGATCGCCGACCGCCTGGGCGTCACGCCACGTTGCGCGCTCGCCCGGGCGGCGGCGCGGGGGATCGCACCTGACCGCACCATCGGGCATACGCACTTATGGCGCCCTGACACCGTGCGCCGCCTCACACCGCGTCCCGTCGGCCGTCCCCCGGCTCGCTGAAAACCAACACGCGCGCTTCTATTCTTCTCTTCTCTACTCTACTCTATTCTATTCTGTCTCGGAGCGCGCTCGGAGTCCGCTCGGAGCGTGCTCGGAGTTGGCTATAACTTATTGTGTGGCAAGCACAACCGCACGCTAGCGCATGAAAAAACCGGCCATCACTCGATAGCCGGTGTTGATCGTAGATAATCCGGTCCGATACGGGCTACTACCCCCACTGTACCCGCCCCCGCGCGCCCTCCCAAATCCCCGGAGAGCGCCCGCCGCCCCGCGCACACTAGCTCGCACGGGGGCGTCGTTGTTTTCCGGGGCTGCCCCGGGCTTGGGGTTCGCGGTCTTTGTAACAGCCTTTTGACTCGCACATCACGCGCAGCACTGTGTCATCATCGGCGGGGAGCAGACCGAGTATCTGATTGCGCAGGATCGGCGGTTGTTGGCTGACCCACAACAGGATGCGCCCAAGCATCTCCTGTTGAGGTATTCCCAACTCCTCTTTCATTTGATCGAGGAGCTGTTTGCCGGCGACCGTGATAGGTGCGGTGGTTTTGGCCACGGGACCAGTGTAGGAAACCGCGCTATAGCGGTCAAGGAAACTTTTTGCAAAAAAAGTGGCCAAGGGGTTGACAAGGTAGCCGATGGTAGCCATAATACAACCAGACGCTGACAACGAGGACAGCACGATGACCCGGTGGCACGGCGACAACACGAACACAAACACCCGCGAGCAGGGAGGCCGCCACCGCCTCTCTGCTCGCTCCTCGCGCCGCCCGCCCTCTGATGGGGGAGGGCGGTTGTTATTTGGGAGTCACGGATGACCACGCAACAAGTCCAGGTTGACCGTATCCGAATCGACGGCGGTACACAGCCGCGCGAGTTTATCGACGAAGCTGTTGTCGCTGAGTACGCCGAGGCCATGACCGAGGGCGCGCAGTTCCCGCCAGTGTCTGTCGTGTTCGATGGTGTCGCGTACTGGCTCGCTGATGGGTTCCACCGCTACCACGCCAGCCGCAAGCTAGGTTGGAAGACGCTCGACGCCGAGGTGACGAAGGGCACGAAGCGCAACGCGATCCTGTTGAGTGTCGCGGCGAACACGACGCATGGTATGCGGCGGACGAACGCAGACAAGCGGAAGGCAGTCAAGGCGCTGCTCGCTGATGATGAGTGGGGACAGTGGAGCAACGTCGAGATTGCCACACTCTGCGGCGTCGGCGAGTCGCTGGTCCGCTCACTTCGCGAAAAACGAAGTGAGGATACCAACCCGCGCACCTACACGACCAAGCACGGCACGACCGCGACGATGAACACCGCCAACATCGGCCGCAAGCCCGGCGGCAACGGCAAGCCTCAGGCCGCGCCAGCATCAACACCAGCACCCACGCCGGAGCCTGACGATTCCGTACCCACGCCGCACGGCGAGATGCTGTTCATTGACTCCAACCCCACGAAGGCTGCCGCCAAGTTGGCGGAATGGTTCGACGTGGACTATTTGGCGCAGTTGGCCACAGCGCTGACCGCCATCGTTCAAGGATGATCCCATGAAAGCGAAACGGCAGTTCAGGCACGTAGGTGTGCACAGCAAGGTGCTGTCTGTGACACCGGCCAAAGCGGCTTACTGGTTGGAGCACAACAACACAAAGAACCGCCCGCTCAGTGTGGCGACCGTGACGCGGTACGCGCGCGACATGCAGTCCGGGCGCTGGCGACTGACCAGCCAGGGCATCGCGTTCAACAGTGACGGCGCGCTGCTCGACGGCCAGCACAGACTACAGGCCATCGTCAACGCCAATGTCGCCGTGGACATGCTGGTGGTCTACAACGTGCCCGACGACTCACGGTGCGTGATCGACGGCCACAAGATGCGCACCGACCGCGACCGGCTGGTGCTCGGCTACGGAACTGACGTTGCGGGGGCGACTATCGCGGTCGCAAAGCTGATGATGAACGGCTCTGGCGCGGGGAAGCCGACGACGGCGGAACTGCGCGACTTCATTGCCGAGCACGAAGACGCCCTGCGGTTTACCGAGTCCCTGTTCCCGTCCGACAAGCGAAGCATCACCACGGCGGCAGTCAAGGCTGCGCTCGCCCGCGCGTTCTACGGTGGCCAGCTTGAGCGCCTGCGGCAGTTTGCAGACGTGCTCTACACCGGCGTCTGTATGAGTGATGAAGACACCGCCGCCATGGCGCTGCGCGACTTTCTGATGGCCGCTCGGGGACAGTCGCACGGCTCCACCCAGCGCCGCATAGTGTTTCGCGCGGCACAGGGCGCTATTCGCGCCTTTGTCAGTGGCGAGCCGCGCAGCCTCATCCGCCCAGTGAAGCACGACGTGTACCCGTTGCCCACAACGGACGCAGCCTGACATGACCACCGATCACCACAACCTCGCCACACCGTCGCCCGTTCGCGGCGACACCACCCATTTCAGTGCGCCCGTGCCTGCCGACTCGGGCGCGCTTTGGATCACCGCTTTGGACCTCCTTGTGTCCCCGTGGCCGGCCAACGCCGACCATGGGGGTTGCGCAACGCGCGGTGCGTCGCCGCGCAACCCCACGGCGCGCCGCCGCTCGCCATTCGCGGCGGCGCGCCTTTCAACGATGGAGTGTGACATGACCGACACCGACAAACTTCTGCGCACACTGCGCACCGGCGTAGACGCGATGGCCGAGGCGCTGGACGCCGCCGAGGCTGAGCAGCGGCCCGCGCCGCCCGAGTTCCCGTTCTGGTGCCGTGGCGGCACACACGCGTTCTACGTGACAGTTAAATCGGCCTGGTCGCTGCACAAGGATGGCAGTTGGTTTGAAAACACCGGGTCTATGCCCAGTGCCGTGCGCGACGGTTGCCGTGATGGCATGTTCAAGGTCATCACCGAGTCCGAGGCGTTGGACGCGCTGGTATACCCGATCTACGTGAGTAGCCAGTGGCCTGATATCGCGTTCCGCCTCGATCGCCATGAGGTGTGGGAGGGGGTGCGGGGTTACGACCCGATCTGGTATTGCACGGGCGCTGGCACCCCGGCCACAGTGGCGTATCTGCACAACGTGCGCGTAGGCGTCCGCCGCATCCTGACGGAGGACGAAGCCAACGCGATCGTCGGGTCTGAGCCCGAGCCGGCGCTGCGGCAGGCTGTGCATGGGGCGATCAGGTTACTTGACTTAGGTGGCAGCGACAACGCTACCCGCGCCAAACGTGTGCTGGCCAAAGCAATAGACGGGGGTGCCAAATGACCACCGCCCAGCGCCAACACGCCCAGCGACGCGCACGTATCGCCTACAGCGACTGCGCCACACCCGCCGAGGTGCGCCACATCTGCGGCGGCGCGCCAATCGTTGACCGATCCAAGGTCCACACGCGCGACGGCGACATGCCGCGGCTACTCGTTGGCGCGTGCCTGGTCGTGCTGGTCGGGCTCATCGTGCTGGCGGTGCTCGCCGAGCCGGACCAACCACCGACGAAAAACCCGCAGGCGGCGGCAACCGCGAGCGGGTCCTCCCACTAACGCAGGAGCTAGAGCGATGACAAGGCTACACCACACATACCCAACAAGCAACTGCTCAGGCGTCCAACGCGCGTGGGAGGCTGGCGCGGGCCATGTGCAGCGGTGCGCCGTCTGCGGGGCCGAGGCCGAACCGCCGTACGAAACACACGACGATGACGCACTGTGCAGCGATGAGTGTGCGCGCCTGTACCGCGACCGCTACGGGATCGGGGTGTGCGATGACCATTAACGACCTGCACAACGCGATCCAGCGGCTGTTGAACGACCCGACCATCGACCTGGACTCGGTAGCTATCTGTTTCGCCGACTGGCTGCAACTGGGTATGCCCTCGATGTACATGGGCGTGCCGATCCGCAACGACTCACTTGTGCGCGGTGGTGTGTACTACCGCGTGCGCTCACTGAAAGGGGTGGCATGATGGCCGACACGCAAATCAACGATGGCGGACCTGCGATGCCCACACCGTTTATCGCTGTAGCGGCATCGGGTGAGGGCGACTGCAATCTGTCAGTGCCACACCAGGACGATTGGCCGAAAGGCATGTCCCTGCGCGACTGGTTCGCGGGGCAGGCGCTGGCCGGCGTGCTGGCAAGTGGCGAGGGGGACGACTCAACAATCGGCGAGGTTGTCAGCGATTGCATGCGCTACGCCGACGCCATGCTCGCCGCGCGGTTGGAGTATTAACCCAACGGGGTCGCGCCCCAAAAGGGGCGCTTTCTCCATTCCTCTTACACGAAAGGTATCGACATGAAACTCTACGAACTGACCGAGCAGTACCAACAACTACTGGACCTTGCTGAGCACGCACAGGATGACGACGAGGCCCAGGCGTTCGCCGACACGCTGGAGGCGCTCGGCGGCGAGCTGGCCGAGAAGCTGGACAACTGTGCGTGCGTTGCCCAGACGCTCAAGCGTGAGGCGGAAGCCGTCAAGGCTGAGGAGGATCGGCTTGCCTTGCGTCGCAAAGCGCTGGTCAACAGCGGCGACCGGCTCAAGGCGTACATGCAGGACAGCATGAACCAAGTCGGCCTGCGTAAGAGCAAGGGCGAACGGTTCACGGTGGGCATCCAAGCCAATCCGGCGCGCGTGGTGCTCGACGACGAGACGCAACTGCCCGAGTCGTTTTGGGCGGTCAAGCGGACACCAGACACTGCCCAAGTCCGCGACGCCCTCAAGGGCGGCCAGGAAGTGCCGGGGGCACACCTCGAACAAGGCGAATCCCTTCGGATTCGATAACGCAAGGAGCCAGACATGGCATTTAAGAAGGCAACGAAATCGCAGGCCAAATTGCGTTGCACGCTCTTTGGCCCATCGGGCAGCGGCAAGACATTTTCGGCGCTGCGAATCGCCACGGGCATTGGCGGGAAGATCGCCGTGATCGACACGGAGCGCGGTTCGGCCAGTAAGTACGCAGACCGCTTTGATTTCGACGTGTGCGAACTCAGTGGCCGTAGCATCGCCGGGTACGTGCAGGCCATCCAAGACGCGGGCGACGAGTACCCGGTGTTAATCATCGACTCGCTCAGCCATGCGTGGCAGGAACTGCTGACCGAGGTAGACCGGCTTGCCAACGCGAAGTATCGCGGCAATACGTGGTCGGCGTGGTCCGAGGGAACGCCCAAACAGCGCGGGCTGGTGGACGCCCTGTTGAGTTACCCGGGCCACGTGATCGCCACGATGCGCAGCAAGACCGAGTGGACACAGGAAAAGGACGACCGTACCGGCAAAGTCAAGCCAGTTCGCGTGGGCCTGGCCCCGGAGCAGGGCAAGGGCATTGAGTACGAGTTCGACCTGCTCGTTGAGCTGTCCGTCGAGCATGTGGCCCGGGTGCTCAAGGACCGCACCGGCAAGTTTCAGGACCAGCTCATCGACAAGCCGGGCGAGGATCTGGGCGCTGCACTGGCTGAGTGGCTGTCTGATGGTGAGGCGGTGCCAGCGGTGCAGTTGGCAAGCGACGACCAAATCCGCGTCATTGGCGAGCTGGTCAAGTCCACCGGCGCAGACGAACAACGAATGCTCGCGCACTTTAACGTGCGAGACTTGGCGCACATGACACCCGAGCAAGCCGACCAGTGTGCCGGAATGCTCCAAGCAAAGAAGGGGCAGGCGAGCGCAGCCTGACTAACAATGCCCAACATCAACAAGTTACATCTCGCTGGCAACCTCACACGCGACCCGGAACTGCGGTACACGACGAACAACACGCCGGTATGCAACTTCGGCGTCGCCAGCAACCGCAAACGTGGCGAGCGAGAAGAAACCTTCTTCGGCGAGTGTGAGGCGTGGGGCAAGACCGCAGAGGCGATCGACAAGTTCTTCGCCAAAGGACGCCCAATCTACGTCGAGGGGCGGCTGAAGACCGAGCAGTGGGAGGACAAGAAAGACGGCAGCAAGCGAAGCAAGACGCGCGTTATTGTTGAGGCGTTCGAGTTTCTTGACAGTAAACGCGACGGGGATGGGGAGGAGCCGCGCGACGAGGAGCCGCCGGCGCCGCCAGTCAAACAACAGGGCGACCACGAAGCGTTAGGGGACGACGATATCCCGTTCTGAACTAGGGCGGCACGGTACGCCGCCCGCATACTCGAAAGGGCCAGCTTGCCAGGAGTGGAACGGTCTGGCCGAGGGAAACCAACGCCAGGCCTTTGACGGGTAGTACAGCGGCGACGATGCCGCGCAGGGGACGTAGAACGCAGGGACGCGCGCACCTCTTAAGGTTCCGCGCTACCAGACAATCAGGGACTGAACCGGGCTCGGATGCCCAGCGCGGTAGCCGCGCGCCAGGATGGCCCAACGCGGCTGCCTTTTACAGAGAACGGCATGGAAGCACAACTCGACATCTGGAGCCCGGCTAAGTGGGCGCGACACCCGCAGAGGCCGAAGCGCGCCGACAGCTACCGCTGGGGCGTCTTGCGTGACGGCAAGTGGATGACACTGCCAGATCGTGTGCAGTGTGGACACCCGCACGTCACGTCATGGGCCCGAGCTGCAGCGGTAGCTGTGTCGGTGGGCCTCGACCCGCTCCAGGCGGTCAAGGACTGGAAGCGACGACACACGGACGACCGACAGGCCACGGAGGGCCATTGCGATGGGTGACTGCTGGCGAATTGTGGACTACGAGCAGCACTTCACCGTGAGCCAATCGCGGCGGGCGCAGCACATGCAGTGGATAGCCGTGCCCGTTTCGTTCGACAACTTGGCACTTCGCGCACTGCTCGCCAGCAAGAACGGCATCGAGGTCTTCGGCGCGTTCATCGTCATGGCCGAACTCGCGGCGAACAGCCCCACGCGCGGCACACTCTGTCGCGGCAGTATCCCGATGACGTTCGCCGACATGGAAAGCCTGACCAGCGCACCAGCCGCAAAACTTGAGCGCGCAGCGAACGTGCTGTCTTCGCGGCGTGAAGACGAGCGGTATTCCTACTGGATGGCGCGTGACTCCGAGCAGGCTCCGGGCGTGCTCGGTACGGGCCCCGAGACAGACAAGGGTAGAGAAGAAGAAAAGAGAGTAGAAAAGAGGGCGCGGGTTGAAATCCCTGACGGACTCAACACGGAAGACTTCAAGGCCGCATGGGCTGAGTGGGAACAGCACCGGCGCGAAATCCGCAAGGCACTGACGCCGACCGCCGCTGGTCGCTTGCTGAAGAAGCTCGCCGACATGGGGCAGGCCCGCGCCATCGCCGCAATCCAGCACAGCATCACGCAGGGCTGGCATGGCATCTACGAACCCAACGCCAAAGACAAGCCGCCCGACGCATTCAAGACCATCCAAGACCTTCGGGCTGCGATCACTGACGGCAAGGTGACGCATGTGCTTGGCCGTGCCGTCTGCGAGGGCTCGACGCGCTACAACACCGACGAACTGACCGACACGGCGACCGGCGACGTGCTGGTGACGCTGCGGCAACTGAAAGGCTGCCGGATGCAAGGGCGAAAGCTCATTACGAAAGGAACGTGATATGCAAAAGACCATCAGCCTCTACCAACGGAACTATGACGGGGACAAACTTGTGCGTGATGAGGTGGTACCTGGCGCTGAGTGGGTTCTCAATGGTGATGGCGTGGCGACTCGGAAGTGGGACGGAACATGCTGCATGGTGCGCGGCGGCCAGTTGTTCAAGCGACTGCAGTGGAAAGAGCAGCGTGGCCCAGCACCAGACACATGGGAACATTGGAGTGGTGACGCGGCACAACGTAGCGGGCATGGGTGGATGCCTGTTGGCGTTGGCCCAGAGGATCACTTACACCGCATGGCGGACCTGACGGGGCTGCCAGACGGCACCTACGAACTGTGCGGGCCGAAAATCCAACACAACCCAGAACACTTGGACTTCTACGTGCTGAAGCGCCACGGCGACGAGATTCTATACAACGCGCCGCGCACATTTAGCGCGTTGCGTGAGTGGTTCATCGGGAAGGATATCGAGGGCATCGTCTGGCACCATCCCGATGGACGCATGGTGAAGATTAAAGGCCGAGACTTTGGCATTCACCGGGGCGGGTGACGGCATGAACGTATCTCTCAAGCAAGGCAAGTTGCACAAACTGTCGCCGGAACTGCTGGGCGAGCTACTGGCACTGCGGGTCGATGGGGCGTCATGTGCGACGCTCGCCACATGGGCGGGTGACGGCATGAACGTATCTCTCAAGCAAGGCAAGTTGCACAAACTGTCGCCGGAACTGCTGGGCGAGCTACTGGCACTGCGGGTCGATGGGGCGTCATGTGCGACGCTCGCCACATGGGCGGGCACCAGCGTTCATAATATACAGCAACTGTGCAAACGCAGAAGCGTGCGCCCACTCAAGCCGATCATCCCCACGCACCAGCACGAGCAACGCTTGGCGACCGTGGGCATTCCCGTACCAAAGCACCTCGCGCCGCCCCCGCCCGCCGTATACACCTGCCTGAAGTGCGGCAAGACCAAGGTGGCGAGCCACTTCGCGGTATACGGCTCACGCCTGCCGTGGTGTCGAGAGTGCATGGCGCGAGAGGAGCACCAGACCGTCGCTAGACACCGCCGTATCGAGCGTGGCATCACCAGCAACACACCGTGGACCAGGCTGGCCAAGGCGCACAGCGCGGTACACCTCGGCCAGTATCTACGCACAAGCGACCGATACGCGCGCCAGACTGGCGGCGAGATCGGCGAGTTTATCGACTGGAGAACAACATGAGCTGCTGCAACTGCGAACACTACGACGTGCTGGCCAAGCGCATCGAAGCCGCGACGGCGCGACTCGCCCAAGTGGAAGACGAGGTGTCGGCGATTGAGTCTGAGCTGCAGGCGCTTCGCAACCTGCAAGAGAAGATCGTCCACGCCCAGTGCCGAACGGCGCAGTTCCAGGCGGCGGAAGGGGGCGACGATGAGTAGCGTCACCATCACGCTGCCATGGCCACCGAGTGTCAACCACTACTGGAAACCGCGCGGCAACGGCAAGGGCATGTACATCAGTGAGCAGGGCAAGCGCTTCCGCGATGAGGTTGGCGTGGCGGTCGTGCTGGCCGGTAAGCCGACATTCGACTCTCCGGTGGCTATCAGCATCGTCACCAGAAAGCCAGACAAGCGGCGGCGCGACTTGGACAACATTGTGAAGGCGACATTCGACGCACTAACGCACGCGGGCGTGATTGCTGACGACGACGACGCGCATGTGCCATGCTTCGGCGTGAGCGTTGGCAGCCCGGTAGATCGCGGCGCGGTGGACGTGACGATTACGGAGGTGACCAATGGCTGAGTATCCGCAACACCACCCGTTCTTCATCATCAGCGAGGCGGCCAGGTTCCGCAGCATTGACGCATTCACACGCCGCCCGTCATGGTGGCGCGCCTTAGGTTGGTCGTGGGGCTGGTACACAGGCTGGCCGTTCCCGTGGCTGTGCAAGGTGTTTGGCCACAAGTGGAACGGGTGGGACCGCTGCGACCGATGCTGGGCGTTTCGAGACAAGCACCACACCCAACAGGAAGGGCAAGACGATGAGCGATGAACTGACGGTGGAGCAGCGCAGCATGATGTTGCGGGCAAGCGCTGACGGCGCAGAGGCGTTCGCGGTCGATCAGGATGACATGGACTACGCGGCGAACATGCGATGGTGCGCCGACGCCCTCGAATCCACCAAGCAGCGCGCGGAGCAGTTGCAGCGGACGCTCGATGGCGTGGGGATTGTTTACGACCACATCACCGGCGGCCGTATCTCGAAGCCAGCGACCAACACTGCTGACGTGATGCAGGTCGCAGACGAGCGGGTAACGGAACTGGTCGAAGACGAAACCAAGCAACTGCAGGGCGAGCGCGACGAGGCGGTGGCGGACAACGTAAGTATGTGGGCTGCAATGAGCATCATCATCACAGATGCAATGGAACACGGTGGGCGATGCAAAGTAAAGACGTTGCGTGACGCGGCGAATGTTCTGGACAGCTCCCATCCCAGCGACGCGCTACCGCACTGCGCCGCCTCGACGCGGCGACAAGGGGCAAGTGATGGCTAAGCACAAGCACAGCCGGCCGGCGTGCGTGCAGGGAGGGCGACCGTGAGTGACGCAGCGGACATCATTGATGCCCAGCAGGCCCCTAGTAAATGGTACTTTTCGGGCGTCGCGGGCGTCGTATCGGGCGTCGGCTGGAGGTACCGCGTGAACACCAAAGCACAGTTCAATCGAGATGTTGATGTCGTGCGGTTTCTGCGCCTGAACCGGCGCGCAGCCAAGAATGGATACCGGGCGCAATGGCACGTCGCCATGCACACCGCAACAGCCTTTTATCACTCCCGGCAGAACGAGCGCGAGCGCAGCAACCAGCGGATTGTTGATGCACTCAATGCCGCCGGCAGCCCGCGCGCCAAGGTGGAGGTGTGGGGGTGGGTGGACAAACTACTGGGTACAATACTCGCGGACCTGCCGTACCAAGAGTTCCTGCGCACTTCCTATTGGCACGCGGTGCGAGACTCCGCCCGAGAGTCAGCGGACCATCGCTGCCAACTGTGCGGCTGCAGCAACCGCGAGCTGCATGTACACCACAAGACCTATGAGCACCGTGGCCGTGAGTACGACCACATGAACGATCTGATCGTCCTGTGCGAGCCGTGCCACGCCAAGTTTCACGACAAACCGTCAAAGGCGTCGTCGCGGGCGTCGTCACCAACACGAAAGGACTGACATGGCAACGCAGACTACCGAGGGCTACGTAGAGTCCGGCACCAGGCTGGACTCCATCATGTTCACTGGCACCGGATGTCTGTTGGAGCAGTTCGACATTTCCAGCGCGCCCGTGCGCCAAGACGACCGCCACGTACGCATCACCATCACCGTCGAGGACGCGCGGCAAGGAGCCAACCAAAAGAACATCACCAACGAACTGCTGGACAGACTGGTATTGGCGGCGCAACGGGCGCGGTGTTGCGACTGGACTTATCGGGAGTCCGACGCTGGGCACCAGTATGTCTACACGAGCCGCCTGTGCCACGGACGCTCTAGTTCGCTACTCAAGACACGATGGAAAGAGGACGGGCCATCGGCAGAGTATATCGCCCTTGCCGACCCACCCACCATCCTCGCGCTTGTCGCCGAACTGCACGAACACCGAAAACGGCAACCGTCCCGCAGTGTCGAGCGGCGCATCAAGACCCAAACAGCGGCCAAGCCGCAAGGAGGCAACCGTGAGTAGCGCAATCGCAGAACAACGGACAGAGCCGAACATGGGCCTGTTGCCGGGCCGCGCCATCACCGCAATCGCGCGCGTGATAACCCACTACCAGCACCGGCGCGGCGATGGGTGGCGGGCGCTCGGCAAGACGTACCACCTGCAGCACATGGACGACCACCGCGACCACCTGACCGGCCCGTTGTCGGCAGTGTCAAGCGACGAAGACCACGCGGTCCACATGGCGGTGCGTGCGTTGATGTACCTTGAGCTGGCGCTTGAGGAGCGCGACGCCCACGCGACGGACACGGCACCCGCCGAGGAGGACGCGGCGTAACACTGGCCCGGCAAGGCCAGCACAACCACTAACCACGGAGGCTAGAGCAACATGGCAAGGAAGCGAAAACGCATTGTCATCATATCCGACATGCACAGCGGCCACGTCGTTGGACTCACGCCGCCAGACTTCTGGCAGAACGAAACCGGCGGCACCGTCCCAAGGCAAGACAAGTTCGCACGAATCCAACGCGAGAGCTGGGAGTGGTATCGGTCCACCATCGCCAGCCTGAAACCCATTGACGTACTGCTCGTCAACGGCGACTGCATCGACGGTCGTGGCGAGCGGTCTGGCGGCACTGAACTGTTGACGAGCAACAGGCAAAGCCAGGTCGATATGGCCGTGCAGTGCATCAAGCTGGCCAAGGCGTCGGCGGTGATGATGACGTACGGCACCGCATACCATACCGGCCAGCTTGAGGACTGGGAAGACGCTATCGCCGAGCGTGTGGACGCCTCTATCGGCTCGCACGAGTGGCCAGAGGTAAACGGGCTGGTGTTCGACATGAAGCACCACATCGGCAGTTCGTCCATCCCACACGGCCGCCACACGGCTATCGCGCGTGACCGGCTATGGAACGTGCTGTGGGCTGAGCGTGAACGCCAGCCGAAAGCGCGTGTCATCATCCGGTCACACGTCCACTACTTTCAGGCGGTGCAGACCGCCGACTTTCTGGCGCTGACAACGCCCGCGCTGCAGGCGGCTGGCACGAAGTACGGCGGTCGGCGGTGCAGCGGCACGGTGGACTTCGGACTGATTCACTTCGACGTTGACGAGCATGGAGGCTACACATGGAAGCATCACCAAGCTGCACTGGCCAGCGAGTCGGCCCACCCGACAGTGCTGTGCGAATAGACGTGACAGGGCTCGATGAGGCATTTGCCGAGCTGGACACATATCGTAGCATCATCGACCGTGACGCGGGGTGGTTCACCGTGTCCGACGCCAAGTCGCACTGGGGTGTGTGTGTCAAGACGGCACAGACACGGTTGCGCGATCTTGTATCCAGCGGGCGCGCAGAGCGTGCGCCAGCACTGGACTACGACGTGACAGGTACGCTCAACCAGACAACGGCGTACCGCCTGACCAGCGCAAAGAAAAACCCGCCATCCAGCGGGTTGGGTACGGGGCGTCGGTCAAAGCGACGCGAAGACGTGCGGGTTGTCGCGGACGAACCGGGCTAGCACCATCTCAAGCGTCGCAACGGTCTGCTCGGTGGCATGGATGCCATGAAGGTCGAATAGTGCATGGATGCACTCATGCAACAGCGCCAGGGCCCGCATAGGCTCTGGCGCTGTTTCGTTGATCTCGATACGCGGTGTGGGGAACTGGTGGAACTTGCCGAACGTTCCGTGGCCGAGGTCGCGGTACTCGACGGGGATCTCCAGTGGCCCAACTCGGATGGTCGTCATTTCATCAGCGCCACCAGTAGCGCGCCGCCGCTAATCACAGCGCTGACGAGGATCGGTATGCCCCACCGCGACATGCTGCGCTCAGCCTCGATGCGCACCACACGGGCGAACAGCCCCCGGTCCGGGTCGCCGTTGCCGGTAACGATGCGATGCACGTCGGCCATCATGCGGTGCGTGTCGCCGATCTGGTGCTGGTACGGGCATGTGTCGGCGCGGTGTTGGTCGTCCATGTGGGGCTTTCATTTCACTAGCTTTGGCGGTATAATGCTGGTGCCTAAATGCAAAGGGGACCGTCATGGGTAACACAAAGTCGCTAGTGGCCGGGGTCGTGATTGGTGCCGCCGTTGTCGTGTGCATCGCGGCGACAACTTACGACCACCCCGGCCCGTACCAGATTTCAGCCTGCCCGACGCAGGGGACGTATGTTGTCATCGACCAAGACTCGGGCGACGTGTACGGGCTGCACTTTGACAGCAGGCTAAAGCTGGTGGTGCGCCACCACGGGACGGTAACGCCTCACGCTGGCGTTGCTGTTGCTCCGGGCGGCAGGGCAATCGCCAACGGGTCGCGGCCAGTGCCGTCACCGATACGCTAGTCCATCTGCTGTATCACCGCGTCTGCGCCACCGGGCACGTTGTAGTCGGCTAATGGGTTGTTGCGGTTGCCGCCACAGCCGTTGCAGGGCGGACGCTTCGGGCTATCGCTCGGCGGTTGCGGCGGCGGGGTGCGTAGCTCTATCGACTGCGCCACGAGGTTGCCGGCCGCGTCCCACTCAACCACGAACGCGCCGCATGGCGTGTCGCCCTCAACCAAGCGCCCGCCGTTCGCCGTTGGTCTGATATGTAACATATCAGGCGCAGCTCACAACGGCCGTTCCGCCATTCGAGGCGTGGAATCCAACACCACACTGTGCGGCATTGGGGATGGGGTCACGATACGCATAAGCGCTGGCCGGGTCGTAGAACTGAAAGGCATAGTTAGTGTTGGAGACCACATCGATGGCCGCATAGACCCGCGTGACAATCCCGGCTTTCGTAACGTCCGCGATCAGGTGAAGGTCTAGCGACCCGCTGCTGTGGTATGACGTGCACCCGGCGTCCGAGTAAGCGTCATAATCAATCGCGTCGCTCAGGGTCGTGGTACGATACCGGCACTGGCCAGAGTAGAAGTCGTGATATGGGATCACATACTGACCATCAAGCCGAAGCGCCGTCCAGTCTACAAACTTGCCGAGCGACCACCAGTAAATGCACTCCGAAGTGCACATCGAGGCGTTCACGTCCGCAAACGTGACGCTAACATTGGCGAAGCAACTACACCAGCACGCGCGATGGTAGCCGCCAGGCATATCAACCCCTGATGTCGAGCAGCAATGCCGCGTAACCGATGGCCGCAATAACGGCCGTTCCGGTCGCACCATCGTTGACGGCTATAGCAACGCGCACGTCAAGCTCATCGCCAACGGCAAGGTTGGTCGGCGTAATCGTGAAATCCTTGTTGGCGAACGTCAGTGAGTTGATGGACTGCGCGGCCGTGTCGATCAGGTCGCCGGTGCTGGTCGTGTCCTTGTCAGATTCGTAGATGCTCACGTCAATGGTCGCGGTTGTGTCCGCAACTGTGGTGAGCATCCCAGCGCTGAACCTGATCTGCGCAGTCTGGCCGGCGTCGTACTCTGCCGGCAGGGCGAGCATTGCACGGGCGTACAGCGTCACCGCGCCAGCGGCCTTCACGTCATACGTCGCAATGTACGGTGTGCCAGTGCCGAACGTGCCGTCGTACACACCAAGGTCGTCGGTTGCGGACGTGCCCGGTAGTGCGGTCTGCGGCGCGTCCCACACGCGCCAGGCACTGAACGGGATTGGGTATGCGACCAGCGACTCCTGTGCGACCTTTGTTCGTGGCACCGCGCCGTTGGGGATCGTGAACGTGTCAGTAACTTTTAGCGTCTCTGCAACAACATCCTGTATCTGTGTGGTGCCCATTAATCAGCTCCTAGCCGCATGTTCCATCGTCCGCGTTTTGATATTCGAACACGTATTGCTTGCCACCCGTACCATGGTCTCGGACGGCAGACATTCTGACCACGACATTGCATCCAGTTACACCCCCGGTGCCGCCGCCAACTGGCTGGATGCTGAAGTTAGACGGGTAAGCGGCGCCGCTGTCGTCAACGCTGTTGCCCTGCGTACCAGCGCCCTGCGTCACGTTTGTTAGTTCTGTGAGGTTTAACGCATATCCGCTTGTTGTTGTCCCAGATCTCCCGCCAGACTTAACGCTTACCTCACCGTTTTGTAGCCGCACCTCGGCCCAGGCGTAACGCCACCGCGTATTCGCACCAGGAACCAAAGCCCATCCTGTTACACTGGCGAGAAATGTATCAGGCCCACGGCCTTGGTCGTCGGCTTGTATCACGACGCGAGTACCAACGCGCGACACGCGAATACGCGGGCCGCCAACCATCCTTTGCACAATGCCGTCGGCTAATTGCTGGAGACGGGACGCCAGTATTGGAGCGCCACGCCTCCATCGTGATGGTTGTTTACCTGCTGGCATCGCTACTCCTCAAAGCCCAGATCGCCGCTGCCAAAGGTTGCGGCCTCGTAAATGTAGACCGATTTAATACCCACCCCTTCTTCAAGATCCTCCGGGATCTCCTTTAGTTCTGGGTCTACGTATGCAACCGACGGCTGCCAGCCGTCACGGGTCGGCGCGCGCTCAAACTCAACCTCAAATAGGTATTTTCTTGGGTTGCTCCCCATGTCGACTGGCGTAAAGTCGGCCCGGACAATCATCCACATGGATGCGGTCTCGCCGTGCCAGTGATCGCCATTGACCTTGCCCGTCCAAGACCTCACCACAGAGGTTGGGTCGTTTGTGGAGACGGTGCGCTCTACGACAAAATTGGATGTGGGCAGCATCGCAGACACCCGTCCCGTCTGCGTGTCCCCGTTGTGGGTGACAGTAATATCGTTGCCGGCCCAGTCGGTGCTGCGCTCCACCTGTGCCAGAGAAGACCCGCCCCGGAGCGGCGGACTAGCGTATTTCCTGATAATTCTGTATTTGACCTCAACCTCTACAGTTGCTTCATTGTCTTCAATGCCGACAATGGTTGCACTGCGCCCAGTGACAATAAGGTTGTTGTCGGCTGTAGACCAACGGTCTCCCGGTTGTCTAACGCCTGAACCCGCCAGCGCGAGCCTAGTAATTTCCGGGGGGATCCGCGATATCTGCGGATCGCTTAGGTCTACGGTGACGACTTGCGTCTCTGTTGCATCAATTCCTTCGCCAGCTTCCTCTGTATACGAAGCGCCGCGTATGAGGTCTGTCTTGACTGCCATTAAGCTGCCCTCGCGCCCTCTGTGTTTCGTGCGATCCGCTCAAGCAGCGACAGCTCTTGCGGGTCAGCTTGGATAGGTTGCCGCCTCGCGCCCATGCCACCAGCGCCGTACAGGCTCCGTACAATCTGCTTGAAGTCGCCCACGCGAGACGTGGCCGAGTCGCCACCCATGCCAGCGCCGAGGCCGCCCGGGGTTTTGTTGTCAGTCGCGTCATGGGTGCCAGCAAGCCGGTTGGATAGGAACTGCTGAAACTTGTCGGTAGGCCGCAGTTCCTGCTCTACCTTGATTTGCTTCGTTGCCCACTCCTGCGCCGCGTCCTGCAGTTTCTTAGCGTCGCCAGCCCAACCGGTGTTCCACTTGATGCCGAACTTCTCGTTGCCGACGATCTGCTTGTCGTGCAGGGAGGCCAAGTCGGCCAGCGCTTGGTACGCGCCGGCAACCAGGCCGTTGAACGCGAGATGCGTATCGCGCACCATGTCGCCCAGCGCGGCGAGCGTGGAACCAATACGGATGAACACGGCCTCCATCTTGTCGGCCGCGCTTGTACCCTCGGTGAACATTGACGTGAGCTTGTGCGCCGCAGACGTGATTGACGGAGCGAGCTTGATCGCCATTTGGCCGACCAGCCCACCTATAGCGGCACGAAGATCAGCTATCGCGTCGTTTGCCTGCTCGACCCGCGCCGCGTCAAGCCGACTGAACGTAATGCCAAGCCGCTTGGCCTCCTTGCGCATCGCATCAAGGCCGGCGCTTCCCTTCTCCAGAAACTTCAACATCGACAAGCCAGACCGCCCGAACAGGTCTTGTGCAACCCGTGCCCGCGTGAACTGGTTGTCGATCTTGCTAACGGAGTCGGCGACCGCCTCAAACGCCTGGTCGGTGCTCATGCCGATAAGGTCTGCAGCGCTGATACCCAACGCATCAAACGCACGCTGCGCTGTGGTCAGGCCCAGTGTTGCGTCGGATATGTTTTTCTGGAGCCGACGCAGGCCGGTGCTTAGCTCCTTGTCTGCCATGCCCGCCAACTTAGCGCCGTGCTGGTACGCAGTCAGCTTCTCGACAGCAAAGCCGAGGTTGTCTGCCAGCTTTGCGGTGGCGTCAATCGCCTCCATCGACCGTTTCAGTAGGTAGACGAAACCGCCGCCCGCGACAAGCGCGGACATTGCCGCGCCAAGGGCACCAATGCGCACGATTGACCGGCCAATGCCACGCGCAAACCCCGTTAGCGTCTTTTGTGCAGACAACAGCCCGCGCCGAAACGGCTTGGACCGCACGGACAAAACTGTTACCAGATTACCGATCTTGTTTGCCATTGTTACCCCCGAACGCCGCCCTCAAGCAGCACACCATCTGCTTGATGTCATCGTCTGACATCTGCCGCGACTGCGGCTCGCCAAACTTCGGCATAAACTCACTGGGCTGGTAAGTGCGCTTGCCGCCGCCCATCGTATTTGCGATTGCAGACGCGACGATGCCGGCACGCAGGTCGGCACGCTCCTCGCCGAACGGGTCAAGCCTGAAGTACGCCGCCCACTCGGTTATCTCGTCAGAGCCAACCCGAGACAGTAACTCTCGCACCGTCATTCCGAGCGACAAGGCTAGGCGGAAGTAGAAGCGGCGCTCGGGCCGCTTTCGGAGTTTCCCTCCGCTTCCTCTGCCGCGTCATCGTGTAGGCCGCTCAAGTCGCGCGCGATGTCGGCGAGCCTGTCGATTGGTACGCTCGACTTGCCGCCCAACGCCTCTACGTCTGCGGCACTAAAGATGGCGTTGCCAGCTTCGTCTCTTAGCGCCAGTGACAACAGCTTGGCCCGCATGTTCCTGTAGCTGGCACCTTTGGCCAAGAACATGAACCCCTCATACTCGTCACGCTCTGCGCCTGTTAGTGTGCGCACGTATACAGTCACGCCGCCCCATTCAGGCACAACAACAGCCTCTTGCGGCAGGTCGCTTGCTGCCAGTATCTCGTCTCGCAGACCCATCGTTGCTCCTTAGCCAGCGGGCTTAAATGTGAGGGACGTGGTGAGTTCGCCGTCGAGCGACCCGCCGCGGTCACGCGCAGTAAGAACCCCGGCGCCGATTGCCTCAGACCCACCATCGAACCACGTCACCGCCAGCGCGCCGGTAGTGCCGACGGTCAGCGTGTTGACGCCCTTGGTCTCGACGACACACTCAACGTCCTTGATGCCGACGCCAAAAACGTGCGTAGTGTCGTCCAGCGTGGTGAGGTCTACGGCGTTGCCGTCCTCAGTAAACTGGATGCTGACGATCTTTCCGACCGAAGCGGACGTGCTCGGAAATGTCAGCGTGCTACCATTGAACCCATCGTTGGCCATTGTGATTCCCCCGGCTGGTTACGTGTGCCAGATTGCGAAGTCCATAGACACGCCGAACGTGTGGGTCTGCGACCCATCATCGGCGGCCTCAAAGTTGTAGCGCCGGTCCTGCATCAAGCAAGACCCAACCCCATTATCTGCGTCAGTCCAACCAACCAGCGCCGTCTCAATAGCGTCGCCGATTGCTTTTGCGCTCGCTTGTGTGGTTGCCCAGCAGCCGACCTGCACCAACATGCGGTGCGTCCCAGTGTCGCCAGTGCTATGGTTCTCCGGCACTTCGGCAACGACCTGATATACCGCAAGCGGGAGGTCGGCGGACTGTGGCGCGATTTGCGGATAGATGCGCGCCGACACGAGCGCAGTGACCGCAGACGTTGCGACCAGCTTTGCATACAAGCCGTCTTCTACGGTGCTTGCCATCTATCGCACACCCTTCGGCGCTCGCTGCGCCCTCTGCTTGATGAGGTTCCACATCTTGTCGATTAGCATGCGCTGCGCGGGCCCTGCCATCTGCTCGAATGCGGGCCGCATGAACGGTTGGGCTGGCATGGCGCCAGTGTTGGTGATGTACACCGCCCTGCCACCAAGCGTCGTTTTCCACCGCTTACCGAGCGGGATCAGGCGCGGAGGCGTGCCGTACTCGACCAGGTGTGCGTGGAATCCAGCTGTGACTTTTCCAGTCTTCTTTGACTCGCTCCTGCCATAGCGTGGCCTTACTGCGATTGCGGCGGGTTCGCCGCGCAATACCCGCGTGCCTATCGACCGCTTGAGAGCCCCCGTAATCTCTGGCACCAGCTCCTGGGCCCGCCTCTTGATTAGGTTTGCGGCCGGCCTGATCGCTTTTCGCTGCTCCTTAATCGGGATATCCAGCTTAGCCAGGGCCCTGAGTAATTCCTTTTCGCCATGTAGGCCGATGCTCGCACCCATCACACAGCCTCCGAGCAGATCAGCTGCAACTCCCGCCGACGCTCGCCGGTCTCAATCACAGCCTCGATATTGAGGGTGCGACTATCGTGGCTCACGCGCATTTGCGGTGTCACGTCGCTGCGGTATCGCATCGTCACACGGTGGCTAACCTGCACCTCTGGGCGCTGTGCGTCGATGAACTCTCTGCCGTTCAGCGGCTCGACGTTCGCCCACACCGTAGCCAGCGCCGACCATGTGCGCGTTACTTCACCGATGCTGTTGCGTGCCTCGGTGGCCTGCTGAATGGTCACACGATGTCGCAGTTTGCCTGCTCGCATCAGACCTCCAATACGCGGTATGGCCACAGCAGTGACTCGGTAGCGAACGGCACTTCGTTGAGCCGCACGTCGGCCACGGCCTCGCGGTTTTCATACCAGTGCCCAACCATCATCAACATCGCAACGCGGATCGGCTCTGGTACGTCAGTTGCCGCCGTGCCGTAGCCTGCGACAAACGTCACAACGATGTTGTTGTGGTCGCCACGGGTGCTTGGCCATGACTCGCCATAAGCCAGGTCAATGCGCCCCGGGTCGCTGTTTGTGTCCGCACTGTAGCTATCGCTGCTGAACGTTTGCGTATCACCAGCCGTATCTGTGTAGGTGATAGACGTGACACTAGACAACGGTGGGCGGGGGCACACGATGAACGCGGGAAACTGGTCGAACTTAAGCGTGAACGTGGCCCGTACCAACTGCCGGTTCGTGATGTTCTCGGCGTGCGTGCGGGCCGCGATGATGTAGCTTTGCAGCAGCGCGTCATCGTCCGTCGTGTCGATGCGCAGGTGGTCACGCGCCTCGTCAACCGCGACAGGCTCAACCGATGGCGCTACGGTCTGTGTGAGTACACCAAACATGGTTAGCCCCTCTTGCGTTTGGTTCGTCGTGCGCGCTTCGTCTCACGCGCGCCGCCCATCGCCATCGACGCGGTTTCGAGCAGGTCGTCAGCCGCCTCTACAGCGATGTTGCGCCGGATTAATGTGGTGCAAACACCGTCGTGCGTGGTCCACCTGTCGCCCGGCTTGAAACGCCGCCAGCCCCGCTCAAATACGATCGTCATCGCCATGCCGCCTCCGGTTTGCCGTGGTCCCAAAAGTTGCTTGGGTGTTGGTGTGTGGGGAAGAAGTCTTTATCTGGCCAGCGGATCATCAGTTCGCTGTGCCCAACTGTGACGTGGTTGGCGAGATAGAGCGAAAGACCTGCCTTTTCCATCTGTCGCCAGAACCAGATGTCATCGTCAACGCGACCCTCGGCCCACGCCATATTCTCGTCTGGTTTCGCCCAGAACCACGGTTTTTCAATCTGCTCGAACACGCGACGCCGAATGAGCGTCAGGCCGAAATGCGCCGTGGCGAGCTTCGTGAGTTCGCCGTCAAACATATCCCGCGTCACTTGCGACATGGGCTTGCCGTCATCGCCGTTGATAGTCATCAGCGGGAACGCGCCAGAACGGCTGGCCTGCAGGCTGGCGATTGCGTCGGCTTCGGGGTGCGCTCGCATGAGCCGAACAAGCTCCGCAACGTCGTCGCGCGTGAATATCGTGTCGTAGTCAATGGTGAGGATGGCATCGACATCGGGCTGCGCCTCGATCGTTTCCTCGATACACCGCGTCAGGCACATACCCCAGAACGCGCCGGTATGTTTGCGGAGCGGAATCTTGTGCGGCATCAGCGCCTGGAACGCACAGAAATAGTTGTCAGTGAACGCGAGGCGGGGCATTGACATGCACGCCGCGACACTGAACTCGGGCTTGTCAGCGCGCTTGTCCGTGGCAGGCTTGCGCCCCTGCAGGTTGAGGCTCACTGGCATCGATGCGCAATCTTCGACCTCGCTGACCCACGGCCCAATGTCTACCAGCCCGGCAATCGATAGCAGCTCGCGCAACTTCTGCTCGTTGAACATCGCGCCGTGGTAGTCATTCGTGTCGCTATGGGCCCCGAACATGAACGCCTCGATACGCTGGTCGGTGCCCTCGTTGTAGTACTCTACGATCTTGTCGAAGTTGGGCACCGCGACCTTGAGCAGCCCGCCCGGCTTCAGCACCCTCACCCAATCGGCCAGCACCTGCTGGGTCTGCCGGTGGCTGAAGTGCTCCAGAATATGGCTTGCCCGCACTTCGCCTACCGACCCGTCTGGGTAGTCCAGCGGGTACACCTCTTTCCCGCAGAGCCGGTCAATCGGGGTGTAGCCCTCGATGCGGACGCTACCCGCACCTAGATCAAGTTTCGTCTCGCTCATGTGGTCCCTCGTCTCGCTGTGATTTGAAAGCCGTCACTAACTGGCCTGTCGGATACCGCAAGGATGTAGCCGCCGCCGCCGGCGCCGCATAGCTTCGCGCCGCATGTCTCGCGCTGTACTGCCTGCACCCGCTCAAGCACTTCGCCCTGTGCCATAAGTGGGAACATCGCGCGCTGAGCGTCAAACGAGTCGGTGATTGCGCGGCCTAGTGCCGCTGTGTCGCGACTGGCGCATGCCTCCCAGCAACAGAGGGACGCTTGGGCGAGTTTGCGCACACGCCTAAAGCCAGTGCGTCGCTTACGCAGCACCTTGAAACCATCCTCCCGCTCTGGCAACTCAACCAACCACAACACTCGGTCCAGCCACGATAGCGTCCGCTCGTCAATGCACTGGGCTGTGTACTTCGGCCAGTATTCGCCGTCGTACCACAGTTGCATAAGCCCAGCGGCAACGATGCCGATTGCGTCTTGCGACCCCGCAACCTCGGGTGTACCGGGTGGGTTCTCTGCGCCGAACAGATTGCGGGCAATTTCCAACCTGTCGCCATCCGGCAACCCGCTACCCCACATCTGACGCGCCTTTTCGCGTGTGCTGGTCGCCATGCCGCTGCGGTGGTTAAACTCGCGCGTCGGCTCGATGCTCAGCGTGATGACCGAACCCGGCGCGTGTTGGCTTACCCACGGCTGGTCAAGCCACCCGCCAGCCAGGTCGATACGGTACGGAATCTCGCACACGCCACGCAGGGCCGTTGTTGACCGCGCCGGCAGCCCTTTATGTGGATCCCTCGGAAGCACGACGTAGCCTATGCCACGATCCGCACACACTTGGTGCTTGGCCCACGTTTCGCCGTCATCGTTGACGATAAAGAGGTCGGGCTTGATACGGTCCATGTCGGGCAGGAAGTCCAGTTGCCCTGTGCCGCTCGCCACGAACGCATCACAGACGCACGACAATGCCCGCAGCATAAACACCCGCTCGTCTTGCCCGCATACCGGCCGCTTGCCCTTGAGGCCCACCACCGTCGCGTCAGAGCCAACAGAGACGTACAGGTCGCCGTAGACGGCTGCGCGTTGCAGAAACTCAACGTGGCCGCTGTGCAGCAGGTCAAAGCACCCGGACACCAGCGCGCGCCGCCTCATAGCGCCACCTCCACGCTATGCCCGCCCGCGCAGTAGTCGTGGTTGATGACAGGCTCAACATCGGGCCAGTGCCTTTCCATGCGGTTGTACTCGCGCGGAAGCCACAGCACATTTACCGGCGGGCGGTCGCGGCCGTACACGCGGTCAAGCACGGGGTCTGTGCTGGGCTCACTTTCGGCGTCCATTGGTTTCGTGCATTCGGCATACCAGCGCATCAGCAATTCGCACGCTGGTGCGGTGTAGCCGAACAGCATCACACCGCCGCTTACCACCAGACGCCGCGGGTCATAGCTGGCGGCAATCACGTTGCCTGGATCAGCCGCCCAGTTGTACGCGGCGAAGTCAGCGGACGTGCCGAATAGCAGCGTCGGTAGTTGCACGACCTCGCAATCGACATCTAGCCACACAACCGTCTCGCGCGCCCTGAATAGCGCCTGAATGACCCACAACGGCTTTTGTCGTTCGACCTCAATCCAAGGCCCGCTGGCCTCTACAGGCTCAACCTGGTGCCGCAACCCAAACCGATCGCACGACACGCGAAGTTTCTGAGCAAGCGCCGGGTAGTTTCCGTTTGTTGTGTAGCGAGAGACTACGAGCATGGCTCGCCCTCCCGACTGTAGCCAAGCAGTTGCATGGCTTGCCCGTGGCGCCGCCAGAACCGCTCGTGCTGCGCGTCGCTCAACTCGTCGCGCCAGCCGCCAACCTTGCCGCGCCTGAAAAAGTGCGGCGACTGCTTGTGTAGGCTGGCAAAGTCGCGCAGTTCGGAGTCCGCGTTTCGCAACCCATGTTCCCACCCGACGAACGCCGCGACCGCTGCAGCAACAATCTTCGGGAAGCGGATCAGGTATTCAAACCACACAGTCAGCGTGCGGCTCGACGGCCGGCGCTGCCATACGATTGTGTGCAGCGACCAGTCCCACACGGTGCGTTTGGGGTCGAACGTGGGCAACACACCATCAACAGCCAGGTCAAGCGCTTCCCCAAACGGCCTACCATCAACATGCGACCGGCCCAGGTCTGCGTCATAGTGGGCGTGGCTCACAATCGCGTCGCGCCCGTCACGCACTAGGTGTATCGCCTTGTTGCCGGTTTGCGCGTGTTTCAGTTCGTGTGTCTTGACGAACAGCGCCGGCAAGCTTGGCGTCACGTTTTCCGGGAACCGTCCAGACATCTCCGGCATGTTGGGCGTCGAAATACTGTCCGTCGGTTCCGCGTACACACTGAACGTCGGCACGCCAAGCGTCTCGCTAAGCACATGCCGCAGGAATGTAACGCCAGACCTCGGGTAACTCGCCAACCAAATCGGTTGCATTGTTCGCCTCGCTAAAGGCGCGGTCGGCCCGCTGGGCCGGGCCCGAAGACCCGACCCAGCGAGACGAAACCGCTATTGCCACCGGTCAGCCTTCGACAAGGGCCTTGACCGACGCCGTGGTCGTGTTGACCGGCGTAGTCTCACCCTTGAACAGGTTGCCAATGGCGGTGATGACCTGAGTGGTGAGCGGCGAAACGCTCACGAACAGATAGCGCTTGCGCGGCCTCAGATCAACATTGAACTTCACGCCCCAGTTGCCCGAGGTGACACTGGCCGGGATCGTAAACCCGTCCGAGTCGTCGCCCGTGAACGCATCGATAGCCGACGCCGAACTGATAACAGTCGTGTCGCCCTCGGTGAGCTTCAGGACGCTCGGGTTGTTGGTCGTGTCGTCGGAAGTGCTGGTGATGACATCCAACGAGAGGAAGTCATAGCCCAGCGTGTCGATTCGCCCAGTAGCCGTCGCAGCATTGGTCGTGCTGGCCTGGCTGATGGCGATCACCTGTTTGGATGCAGGTTGCATAGTCAGCCTCCTTTAGCTACCGGGGGTCTTGAGCACGATCAGGGAGCCAGCCGTAGAGGCGTCGCCCAGTTCATGCACGTTGATGTCGAACCGCGTTGTGGCCTGAATGCCAATCTGGTCGTACTCCGCATACCGCTCCATCAGCGGGCGGATACGAATACCGCGACGCGAACCGAGTGTCGCAGCCTGACGCAGATCGCCAAACAGGAGGTGTGCGGTACTGGTTGACGCGGTGAGCGTCTTGAACAGCACCTGCGAAATCACAACGGGGTATCCCAGGAACGACAGGCCAGAGCCAGCAGCGATGTTGGCAGACGTGTTGCCGCCAGCAACGTCCGCGAGCCGCGCCATTGACGCAGCCCAACCGGCCTTAGAGATGTACCACTTGGCGTTCGCTTCCGCATACTGTGGGAGCTTACCAACCATCGCCTCGAAATCGGCGAGGTCGAGCACACTGAAATACGTGTTGCCCGAAATTGCGTCGTACACGGTGCCGGCGTGGTTACCGTCAACCGACTTCACCATGGCACCGTAGCAACCGTGGTACGTCGAGGTTCCGTCGCCGTTGAACCCGCACTCGTCTTCCTTGTCGGCAAACGCATAGCCGATCTCAGCAGCGACGAAGCTCGACAGGTCAATCACCGAATCCTCGTCGAGTTCGCTGGACATCTTCACCAGCACGCCCCACTTGCGGGCGACCAGTGAGATGGCATCGAACGCGGGGTCGGACGCGGTAATCTCGGCATTTTCGCCGAGAGGGTAGGCAGTCACGCCGCCAGTGCGCCGAGGCACGTCGCGGGTGTCACTGCCCATGTTGACAACCTGGGCTTCACGGCGGAACACGCCGCGGGTCTCACGCAGGTTGATGATGGCGGTTTCGAGTTCGGTCGGCACAAGGACGCCGCCCTTATCGTTGACGCCACCAGCCAGGGCGCGGGTATCCACGCCATTGTCACGGCACCACTGGTATGCGGAACCGTTGCCGAATGCGGCACGCAGCCACATGCCGGACTTGTACGCATTCTCAGCCGCGTCGTTGCCGCTGCCAAACCCGCGAATTTCGCCAGGCACGGGAGCCGTTACCCACGGCTTCTCGCGCTCACGAGTCTTGGGCTTGTCGGTCGGCTCGACGGGCCGGGTACTGCGATCTTCGGGCGCGTCCAGACTGTCGGCCGCGTCGGCCAGGCGAGCGCTTCGCGCCTCGTCGGTTTCTGCGGCGTCGATCTGCGCCTTCAGTTCGTCGGCGGCGTCCATGAGTTGGTCGGCTTTCGACTTGTCGTCGTCACTAACCTCGGCACGGGCCTCGCCGTCCTCCTGATACAGGAGGGCGCGTGCGTCCGCGATCGCTTTCGCGCGGGCGTCACGCAGTTCTTGCAAGGTCATAATTGACCCCCCGGTTTACGAACAATGGTTTGAGCGAGTAGCCAGCCCAAAGGGCGTGGCGGTTGCGCTGTTGCCGCTCCGGTGCGCTTTCCCAAGGTCAGCGCGCCCGTGCGACCTGACGCTATATCAGACGGATTCCACCAGCCGCAGACGCAATCGCGCCGCTTCGGCGTCACCCGCTTGAGTCTCGTTGCGGTGCTGGTCGAGTGATCGCAGGCCGACCGACGTATCGGGATACGCCGGGAACGTCACTGGCGAAACCTCGAACAGCTCAACCTTGTGCAGTTCTCGAACCTCCTGCCCGTCCTCAGTGTGCCAGGCGTCCTCGATAGTGCGAAACGCGAAACTCATGCCGTCCACGTCGCCCCGCTTGATGCTCTCGGCAATGTCGCGGCCGGCTGTGGTGTCGGGCGGCTTGATGTTGATCTTCAAGCCCTTGGAGTTCTGCTCCAGCTTTAGTGTGCCGTTGGTCGTGCGCCCGATGGGCTTCCCGCTATCGTGGTCGACCAGCGCGCGAATGTCTGCGCCTTCGGCCATCGCGCCGTCAAACGCACCGGGCATGATCTTCTCGCGGAAGCCGCCAAGATCCTCGCTCATCTTGTTGAACATCGCGGCATACCCAACGATGCGCGGCGCGGTTTCACCTTCGCGGGTTTCAAGTTCCAGCCCGGTCGGCAACGTGCGTGTCTCTCTGTCGCTCATATCAACCCCCGTTAGTCAGACTCAATCGCCGACCGGACAGTGATCCTGTCAAATCGGATGTCGGCAAGCGTATCGTCTTCGGCGTCGAACGTCACGCCAACCGCGATGTATGTGATTGCAGACGGATCACAGCCGGTGCCGGTGGTAACGCCGGCGGCCCACGCGACCTTGATTTCCTGCCATGCCGCGCCGGTAATATCAGTGTCCGCGATGCTGAACGTGGCGTAATTGCTGGAATCAGTACCGAGCCGGATGAACGCATTGGCGATGTCGGTGGTTGCCGACACCTTGATGTATCCAGTCACGTAGCAGTGCGGGCCGAGGCGGCTGATATCAACCGATGTGATGGTCTTGGAGGCACCAGCGACAGCGGAGCCGGCGGCGCCGTCAACTTTGTCGAACTCAAGAGACTTCGTGCCCCAAACGTGATCGTTGTCAACAGCCAGGCCGGTCGTGTCGTTGCCAAATGCAGTCCAGCCGGCGACGGCAGACAAGCTGTCTATCAGCTCAAAGTCGGGCAGCGTCTGAACGATCAGCACCTCATCACTGCCGACAGTGCGTGACGCAATGCTGCCGATTGGTAGTTGCAGTCCCATCAATTAGCCCCCGTTGTCAGTTGTGCGAGTGTTTCTGCGGCAGACCGGTGTGCCCGGTCATCGGGCCACAACTCGCCGCTCTGGATTGCTGTGAGTGAGTCAGCCGTATGCTGCATGGCAAGCGCGGACGCAACAGTCTGCGGGTGGCCAACGCCCATTGCCGCGACCACCTCGGCAAGCATGGTGGCCGCGTGGCGCTGGTGGTCTGGATAGAACCCGCCGGCCCACTCGGTGGCGTCACCGCGTTTCATCGCTCGGCTTGCCTTGTCGTGCTCGACATGGAGCAGTCGCGCGTATACGCCCTCAAGCAGTGGCAAGAACGCGGACCGGTCATCTTCCTCGGCGGGCTCGGTGTCCTCGTCAGGGTCTGGCGGTGGCGCGGTTGGTGCTGGTTTCGACGGCCCGAGCTCGCCTGCTTTGTCGGCGGGTATCATGTTCTGCGGTATGAGGTACACTTCGCCCTGCCCGTCGGGCAGCGGGTTCATGTTCTCTTTCTCGCGGATGTCGTCAACGCTCAGCCAGCCCCACTGCCGGCCAATGGAATGCGACTGATACCTGCTCGCTGTGTCGCCACGCAACAGCCCGTCAACGACATGCTCCGCGTACAGGTCCGACTCGCCGGGCAGGAACATCTTGCGCCGCACCTCCTGCTCCCAGCGGACAAGCCATGGCATCAGTGTGTCGGTCACGTACTCAATCGACTGGTGCTCGATGTTGCTGAACGTCGCGCGTATTAGGTGCTGAACCTTGTGCGGCGGCATCCTGAACCAGCGGCAGATTTCCTCAACACTGAACTGCCCAGACTCAATCATCTGGGCGTCTTCAGGGTTGATGCTCGACTCTTTCCAGGTCACGCCCTGCTCAAGAATGGCTGGCCGGTGCGCGTTGTCGGCGCCGCCGTGCTTATCAGCCCACGACTCCTTGAGCCGCTTGTGTGCCTCATCCTTTAGCACGCCCGGCACTTCAAGCACGCCGCCGGGCCTACCGCCGTTGCCAAAAAACTTGCCGCGGTACTTCTGCTGTGCCAGCGCCACGCCGACGCTGTTCTTTGCTACCTCAATGGGCGAGTAGCCAACCAGCCCGTCGAAGCCAAGCCCGTGGATGTGCAGCACTTGCTCAGCGCGCAGCGTGCGGGGCTCCTGCCGTGCCTCGTCACGCACCTCGTAAATAATCGCGTTCTGACTGTCGCGCCCCGGTGTCACGCTTGTCGGGTGGAGGGGGAACAACGCAGATGGCCGCCCGCTACCAAGCCTGACAATCTCCGCATATCCGTTGCCCCAGCCGAGGCAATGGTGTGTAATTGTCTCTCGGAACGTGTACGCTGTCATCTCGTCGTTTGGCGCGTCGTGCAGAAGCCTCCATGCTGGGTGTTGTGGGTTCGGCTCTTTGCCGCGCGGCTTCAACGACCGATAGACCTTGAACGGCAGCTTGGCCACATCCTCGGCGATGTTACGAACACACGCGAAGTAAACGCTCAACTCAAGCGCGGTCGTTTCGTTGACGTTCACGCCGGCGTCGGACTTGCCGCCGCCAAGCGCATCCACCAACCATGTCGCGGGCGAGCGCAGCGTGGAGCGTGCCTCGGCGCTCACTAGCGCCCGCAAGACACCCCCCAGATAGCTTCTTAGCTTCATACTGTTAGCACTCCGCGCGTCTCGTAAACGCTGGCCGTCTCGCCAGTGACCATCGCCCGACCAAGCGCCATAATCAGGGCCACGATGCCGTCGATCTTCTCGGTGCTCTTGTCTTTAGCGGGCTTAATGTTGCCCGCTGGGTCTTGCTGTGCTGTTACGTTGCTTGCCATCCACCGAAGTACAGGGTGCCCGCCATGTGATATCTTTCCGTCAAGCACCAACCGCTCAAGCTCTTTGGTTGGCGCGCTCATGCTCGCGTAACCCTGACCGAATGGCACCACGACGCTTTCGCTCAACCCCTCGCTGCACAACTGCTGCCGCAACGCTTCCAGGTTCCACCGGTCAGCGGCAATCTCTTGGATGTCGTACAGCTCGCCGCACTCCTGTATGGTCTGCTTGATTGCCGAATAGTCGATAACGTTTCCCGGCGTCAGCGTTACCAGCCCCTCGCGCCCCCATGTCTCGTATGGCACCCGGTCCTTGCGCTCTCGCTGTCTTGCGTTATCCGCAGGCACCCAGAAGTGCGGCACAACCAGATAGCCATCATCCTCTGGAAATAGCAGCACGAACGCCGCGATGTCGGTGGTACTGGCGAGGTCGAGCCCCCCGAAACATGCCCGGCCCGCCAGTTCCCCCGGGTCCACCGGACCATCGCAGGCGTCCCACTTGTCCATTTGCAACCAGCGCACATCCTGTTCGGTCCAGATGTTCAGCCGGTATCGCTTGAAAGCGTTTTCTTTGGTCGGCGACTCCTGCGCCTCTTTGCAGTCGGACGCGAATGTCGCCTCGTCAATAGTCACGCCGAAAGACGGATTGGCCTTGCGCCACACGTCCGGTGATGTCCAATCTTCCTGCTCGACATCAGCGGCACGGATGTAGGCGAAAAACGAATCATCCTCAACCACACCGTCGAGCACCTGCTTGGCATACTGGTGCTGCTCGTAACAGATGCTATGCTTGTCATAGCCTGCGGTAGTAATGCTGACCAACAGCGGTTGCTCGCGTGCGGCGCCGCCGTACCTGAGTGTGTCCCACAGGTCGCGCGACTTCTGTGCGTGCAATTCGTCGAACGCGAGTCCATGGATGTTCAACCCCTCGGCGACGGTTGACTCCCGCGACAGCACGACGTACTTACTCTCGGCGTCCGGGTACAAGATCGTCTTTGTCGAGGGTATCACACGTAAGCGAGCGTTCAGTAGCGGCGACTTGCGCACCATCTTCGCCGCCTCGTCGAACACAATGCCCGCCTGCTTGCGGTCTGCGGCGGCACTGTAAACTTCAGCGCCAGCCTCGCCATCACCGACCAGCAGGAAGAGGCACACGCCAGACATCAGCGCAGACTTGCCGTTTTTCTTCGGCACTTCGACATAGGCCAACCGATACCGTCGCGTCCCGTCCGCGCGCTTCCAGCCAAATAGTGGCATCAGGAAGTCGTGTTTTTGCCAATCCTGTAACAGGAACGGCTTGCCCGCCCACCGGCCCTTGCTGTGGCACAAGAACTGCTCAAAGAAGTCAACAACCCGCTGTGCCGCCACTTCATCAAACCAACAGCCACGACCAACAGCACGCCTATCCGCCCCACTCTTGGTCCACCGCTTTGTGGTGGCGTCAGCCTGCTTTGCCAAGGAACACGTCCAGTGCGTCGCCTGTGTCTGGTTTCTGCGTCTTGATGCGCGCGCGATCTGCCGGCGACCATCCGAACTTTGCGCCAAACTTGTCGAGCGCCTGTGTTTCCTCGCGGAGCACCAACGCCCACGGGTTGCGCCGACCGTCGATCACATCTCCGTCTTTCTCTAGCTCCTCGATAGCCCTGCGCATTCGGTACACAGACAGGCACGCACGCGCAAAACTCATCGTGTCGGCGGTAGTCAGCGTGCCCATGTGTGCCGCTACCGACGCCTCGCTGTTCCAAACCTCTTTCGCGCCATCGGGTAGCCAGGAAGGGCAGCGCGCAACACCATCTGGCGGCTGGGGCTCGTTGTCGGGTATGGGCCTGCGACCGGGGTTGCCCTCTAAGCGCCTGATATTGCTCGGTTTTGGCTTACGTCCTCGTGCCATGGGTCAAAAGTGTCAATTTCGCGCCCGCGCGCAAAAGGGGAAACGCTACGCAAGCCCGGGCCGCGTGAGCGTCACGACCGCGCGCCGACCACGACCACGCCCCCGCCGCCCAGCAGTTCCATATCGTGGGCCGCGTAGGTGCAGGGCATCGGGATAGAGCGCGCCCACGTCTGCGAACCGTCGGCCAGGTCCAGCTTGCACAGTGCCGACGTTGCCAGGCTGTAAACGTCCGAGCCGCTGGCCCGCAAGCGTAGGCCGCCATCGTCGCCCTGCCAGTCAGTGGCGTAGTCGCCGAGCTGGCCGCGAGCAATGGCGTAGTCAACGCTCGGATTGTCGATATAGTCTCGGTTGTTGACCCCAGCCCAAACGGGATAGCCACTGGTGCGCACGATCTGCCGCGACCCCTCGCCGGTCTTCATGCGCATCCACGCCAAAGAGCCGCCCGCCGCGTCGTCGACTTGATAGTACGCTTCGCTCGGCGTCTTCGCCCCGCACCACAGCGACGAAGCGCCATCATGCCAGACGCATTGTGTCCCAGCCCCTAGACCCGCTTTCAGCCCGTACCAGACCAACGCACCCGCGCTATCGTACTTGCAGAGCTGCGCATTCATCGGTGGGGAGCCTACGGTGTAACCGTCGATCGCCCCGTACAGATTGCCCGCACCATCCATCGCCAGGTCGTGCCAGGTTTCCGGCAGAGCCACGACCAGCGATTGCGCACCCGTGGCCGGGTCCACGCGATAGATTCTACTGGCCCCCCCGCCAGTCAGTAGCCAGGCGTACGAGCCGCACCAACGCACCGCAAGCGGCTTGTAGTTCGCCGCCACGGTCCACTGCACCGCACCCGTTGCATCAAACTTCACAAGCTGGTGATTGCTCGTGCCGTCCGTGCTGGCCACGTACGCGTTATCGTCAGCGTCGACCGTCACGCACTCGGCGTCCTGCGCGACCTTGCCGCCCCACTTCAAACACCCCGACGCACCGAACGCCAGCACGTTGCACGCCGCGTAGTACCGCAGATATCCGCCCGCCATGATTCAGCCCTCCCTGTTTCCCCTCGATTATGAACAAGTGCCGTCGTCGGCGTTCTCGTACCCGAACACGTAGCGCGGTGTGCCGTCGATGTCTGGTACAACGTGCATCCACACGATGACCTCATTGTCTGGCGTTCCACCAGTGCCACCGCCAACGGGTTGGATACTAAAGCCCGTTGGGTACGCGTCGCCGCTGTCGTCAACGCTGTTACCCTGCATACCGGTGCCCTGCTCGACGTTGTTCATCTCGCGTAGGTTGAGCGCGGAGTTACTCGACGTGGTGCCGACCACGCCGCCCGTCACAGCGACGTATCCCGTACCCGACAGGCGAACGGGTACCCACGCATAGAGCCATCGCGTGTTTGTGCCGCTGATAGCCGCCCACCCGGTAATAACCGCCGGGAAAGGTCCTGCGCATGTCAAGATCGGAAGAGCACACGTCTGAACTCCAGTCACGCC